CTTGAACCATAGGTTCAATCATAATATCACTTGCGTGAACTATCAGTTCCGACATAATATGTACTTACAGTTCAATTTAGAGGGTTAAAAATGCAAGCTACAAGCCTTGGCCAAATCATCAAACAGATTCGTGTACCTGTAGTTGCGCGAGCCTGCGAACTTACTCCGCGTGCCATCTACAAATGGATTGGAAGCGGGAGCCTTCCACGGACTGACTACACGGGTGAAACGAAATATGCAGAAAAAATCGCCCTCGCATCAGACGGACAATTTACTGCAGATCAAATACTCGAAGTGAGTAAACCAAAAGCCGTCTAACTGGCGGCCCTCCAATCAATACCAGGAGATTATTACCAATGGAGAACGCAATCGCACGAAAGTTATACCCACCAGTTATCAATCCGGTTGAGATAGAAAGCGTTCTGCTCACCCGGCTTGCGTCAGTGGGCCAGAAGTCATACGCCGAACATATGGGCATTAGCGAGTCGACGGCCAGCAGGCGCAAAGCTGAGGGGCATTTCTCCAGCATGGCGAAAGAGCTGGCCTTCCTGGGTATTCAGGCTGCGCCACCGGAAGCTGTGCTGGTATCGCGGGAATATCTGGCATCGGTGGAAACGCTCGCTGATATCGGGCTGAAAGCCGAACGGGCCAGGCCGGGACCGTTGGGGTGGGATTAAGTCATGAACCATATCGAATTCATCGAAAAGCATGTGTGCGAAGAACTGCTGAAGCTCGGGTTTTCTCTGGTAGTGGCTCAGGGGGGGGCATTCCAGGCAGTCGACATGTACAAGCGCATGAGCCAGGCAAGTCGGAAGGGGAAGATTTTTGATGATGTATTACGGCACGCAAAGCTGTGGGCGGAGAAACAGCAGTTACCTGCTGACCGCTTTGATTAGCGAAAAGTTAAGAGGAACGCCCAGCCGGGCCTGTTCTGAAAAGGCGAAAGCCGCAGTGCGCGAACACATGCGGCTCTCAGGTGCAACAAACGTGAGTAAATTGCGAGGTCAATTCTAATGCCAAAGCGCAAAAAGTACCAGGAAAATGAGGAACGACGCCTTCAGGATTCCCCTGATGGGCTGGTGGCTGCCGCGTCAAAAAACAGAGCGTTCGCTGAGCGTCTCGTGGGCGTGATCCGTCTGGCCTTGGTTACATCGGGAGTTAAGCATGGGCGTCGTTAAGTTAGCAGACTACAGGCCGAATCTGTCGGTCGTGGAGAGTCAGGTGGCAGATCTTGATGATGGGTATACCCGCATCGCTAACGAGCTGCTGGAAGCGGTTATGGCTGCTGATTTAACGGCTCGCCAGCTGAAGGTCGTTATGGCGGTTATCCGCAAGACATACGGATTCGGTAAGAAGTTTGACCGCATAACCAATACGCAGATCGCAGCAATGACCCGCATTCATCACACACACGTTTGCACTGCAAAAAATGAGATGATCGCCATGAATATCATTCTGACCAATGGTCTGGCGATTGGCGTAAACAAGGTCATTTCTGACTGGAATTTCAACATTAGCCAATCTGGCAAAACATTAGCCAAGGTAGCTAATAAAACATTAGCTGATTCAGCTAACACCGATAAGCCAACTCAGCTAAACACAAAAGAAACTATTCAAAAGAAAGAAAGAAAAGATCCCCCTAAGTCCCCCAAGGGGGAGTGTGTCGTGGAGGAAGAAAAACCAGTCTCAAAGAAAACCCCAATCGACTATCAGGCTGTGCTGTCGGCATACAACACCACCCTGGGAGACCGTCTTCCTCTGGCAGAAGCACTGAACGACAAACGTCGCCGTGCTATCAAGCGCCTGCTGACCGAACTGAAAGAGCCAACCGTCGAGGCCGTAGAGAATTACTTCGCTGCGTTCGCCGAGCGAGCGCCGAAGTTTTATTTCGGGGAGAACGAGAGGGGCTGGCGCGCCAGTTTCGATTATCTGCTGCGTTCTGACACCTTGCTGAAAACCAGGGAGAAGGCGCTATGACCGACATGAACATGGTCCCACAGAACCTCGAAGCGGAACAAAGCGTGCTGGGTGGCATGATGCTTGATAGCGGTAGCGATCGCTGCCAGACAGCTATGTCGATGCTCAAGCCTGAATCGTTCTACATCCGTCCTCACCAGGTGATCTTCGCCGAGATGCGGGAGCTGGTAGCCAGCCAGAAGCCTATCGACCTGATCACCCTGATTGAGTCGCTGGAATCCAAAGGCCTTGGCGAACAGGCTGGCGGCTTTGCCTACATGGCCGAAATATCCAAAAACACTCCCAGCGCGGCGAACATTGTTCACTACGCCATGCTGGTGCGTGAGAAAGCCATGGAGCGCTACGGCATCGACAAACTGACCAGCGCTACCGAGTTGCTGTATTCCCGCAACGGGATGACCACCAGCCAGAAGTTTGACGCTATTCAGACGCTGTTTACCGATATCGCTGATTATTCGAAAACCGGTAACCGGCGTGGACTCCGTGAATTTTCGGAAGTGATGGGCGACTGGGTGGACGAGGTAGAAGCGCGCTGGAGCGACTCAGACGCAACGCGAGGGCTGTCGACGGGGATCGGCTCGCTGGATGACCTGCTGCAACCGAAAGGGCTGGTTAAAGGCGCTCTGATGGTGATCGGTGCACGTCCGAAGATGGGCAAGACCACGCTCTACAGTCAGCTGGCCGTCAACTGTGCCGAAGTCGAAAAACTGCCCGCGCTGATGTTCAGCCTTGAGATGCCGGATAAGCAGGTTGTGGAGCGCATGATCGGGCAGGTCAGCCGGGTTAACACCGATGTGTTCTACAGCGACCGGTACGATGACGCGAAAGTGGCGATGGCCTTTGCTGCTGGTGGACGTCTGGCCCAGACCGGGAACCTGTACGTGGACGACACGCCAGGGATCACGCTGGCGCACATCGTTGCAGAGTCACGTCGTATCAAACGCGAACGCGGCGCTGTCGGCATGGTGCTGGTGGACTATCTGACCCTGATGACCGCCGACAAGGCCGATCGTAACGACCTGGCCTATGGGCTTATCACTAAAGGGCTGAAGAACCTGGCGAAGGAACTGAACTGCATCGTGGTGCTGCTTACCCAGCTGAACCGGGATCTGGAGAAGCGAACCAACAAACGCCCGATGCCGAGTGATTCCCGCGATACCGGGCAGATCGAGCAGGATTGTGACTACTGGATCGGCATTTACCGCGAAGGCGCATACGACGAAAACGCTGAGCAGTCGGCCACTGAACTGCTGCTTCGCCTGAACCGCCACGGCCCGACCGGGGTTGTTTATTGCGACCAGCGCAACGGTGCGATCTACGACTGCGACCAGGCTGCAGCTGAGCAGAAGCGCCGCGCTAATGATGCCAGACCCAACAGCAAGAGGGATTTCTGATGAAAATCTATATCGCTGGACCAATGACCGGCATCCCGAAATTTAACCGTCCTGCATTCCATTTCGAGGCGATGCGCTTGTCGACAGAAGGTCATGTGGTGTTAAACCCCGCGACGCTTCCCGATGGCCTGAGCCAGCCAGAGTACATGGATATTTGTCTCGCGATGCTCCGCTGCGCTGACGGTGTTTTCCTGCTGTCCGGCTGGCAGAACTCCGCAGGCGCAAAAGCGGAACACGCTCTGGCTCAAAAGCTGGATCTGGAAATAATTCATCAGGAGAACGCGGCATGACCAACAAAACCAAAGAACTCGTAGCCGCCGGCCATGCGCTGGCAAAAGAGCTGCATTGCGCTGAATCTGCCGCGCTGGTGCGTGAACTGGCGACGCAGCTGGATGTACAAATGGCTCGCAGTAATGCGCTGGCTGCGGAGAATGCGGGGCTGAAGAAATTCTGCAAAGACGCTGCCTTCGATGCTGATTACGAAGCTGAATTGGGCATGGAGCGTGGCGGATTCACTGATGCGCTTAACGACATCAAAACTCCAGCCACCGACGCCTTCCTGACTGAAGTGCGGGCCAGTGGTGTGGAGATGTTTGCCGACAGCCTTGGGAGCCCATATGTAGAGCGTGGCGAGGAATGCTATCAGGATGGATACACCCATGCCATTGAAAGAATCAAAAGCCATAAAGCTCCCGAGTTCGCCGCCCAGCTTCGCAAAGGAGTGCAGTCATGAGCAAGTTAACAGCTAAGCAAATTGAGGTCTTGTCGTGCGTTTTAAAAGGTGAAAAGCCATGCGCAATCTGGCGACAAACTCTCAACGCCCTGTTGCGCAAAGGGCTGTTAACCAGAACCGTTGTCGGATATTCAATTACAGCGAATGGAATCGACGCAATTAAGCAGGAGGCCGCCCAATGAGCATGACAACGAATAAGCAGGCACTGCGTGAAGACCGCGTTAAATGGCTTGAGAAGCTGTCTGACCTTGAATATTGCAAAAGCAATCCTGGGCATTGGCTCATGAGTCTTGCAGACACGGTGTTATTAGCCAACTTGGCTTTAGATTCAGTAAATCTTTGTAGCAAACTGGAAGCCGCAGAGAAGCGGATTGCTGAGCTAGAGGCGCGGGAGGTGAATTTACCTAAACGTTCCGTCGGTGAAGTCATGCATATGAGCGGGTTCAGCCGTGATTATGCTGAAGGGTGGTGTTCAGGTAACGACAATACCCTTAACGAGATTAAGTCTGCTGGCATCACCACCAAAGGAGAGTGACATGACTGACATGCTGAAGATTCGCGCCGAAGACGTTGAGCCTGGCGATGTGATTATCACCTTCCACGGTAAGCATTACACAGTGAAGTCTTTCTGGATGGAAGACGATGTTGTGACTCTGTTCGGTACCGATGGTTCTGAAACTGAATATGACTACGACGACATTCTCGACGTTGAGAGGGACTAACCCATGACCACATTCACCAAAGAGCAGTTAATCGAGCAGGCAAAAAGTAGTATTGAGCGATACACAAAGGCCGTGGCTGGCTTCCCGCGTCATCTGAATGTAGCAATGGATCTTGAGCTGGCGCGTATCGCGCTGGCATCGCTCGAAGCGGAGGCTGAGGCTACAAATGATGTTTCCGGCCCACTGGCTCATGCCTACAAAGAGCTTACCCCCACTTTTATGCGGAACCACATCGGAGTGTTCGAACGATATGGGATTTACCCAGACGGCACAGCAGGAATCCAGTCTATGCGGATTGCGCTGGACGGCATGGAACGCCGCGCCGCCATGCAGGGTAAAGCCGAACCTGTAAGTCAGCCTTACAAGTTGCCTGATGGTTGGGTGGCTGTGCCGGTTGAGCCGACAGCAGAGATGTATGACGCTGGCGATCGACAACTGGCAACAAAGCAAGTGTGGGATGCGATGATCGCAGCAGCACCGCAGCAGGAGGTAAAGTGATGGCCAAATCTGCTGCCGAACGCAAAGCCGCCCAGCGCGCCAGGCAAGCCGCTGCTGGTGGGCGTAAATTTGAGCTCATACTTGATACGCAGGAACTGGAGATGCTGGAGCGAAATTGTACCTCACGCCGCCCGGGGCGAGCGCCGTATGAAATGAGCGAATACGTCGCGATGCTGATCCGCCAGGATGATGCCCGGGTGCGCGGACGCATCAAAGCCATCAGCGCGAACCGCTGCGGGAAATGTGGCGATGCACTGCCGGTTGAGTCGTGTCCGTGCGATGGTGATTCGCAATGCTGGGTTACGCGCGGCTGGCATGAAACCAAATTGGCGTTGTGACATGTCACAATATAATCAATAACATACAAGCCTCTTCGGAGGCTTTTTTTGTAGGCGTTAAATTGCTTTTGCCACAATGCCCAGCCATAATACCCCTGTCAGCCTGAACAACTGACACCCGGACATTCGCGCCACGGAGAACACCATGGCGCAGCACCACCAGCACAAACACAATCGCCTGACGTTATCCAACGCCAGCGATTTGTCGTATCTGCCGCTTAACCTCTTCGGGGGTGAAGCGTGAGCCAACAATTCCACCTCGTTAACGAAAGCGTTAAGCAGAACGCTATCAACTACATTCGTCAGTTGCCGGTCGACAGCAAGCGCCCGCTGATTCTTGACGTCAAAGAGTCGACGCGCACCGCCATTCAAAACCGCAAGATGTGGCCGCTCCTGAAAGACCTCTCCGACCAGGTTCTCTGGTTCGGCAATAAATACGATTCCGACGACTGGAAAGACCTCATCACCGCGCTGGTGGCGAAGACCAAAAAGCAGGAACAGCGAATGGCCCCCGGCCTCGACGGCGGCGTGGTGATGTTCGGCCAGCGCACCAGCAAAATGACTATTCCCCAGATGGTCGAAGTCATTGAGACGATTTACTGGTTCGGAACCCAGCAGGGCGTCACCTTCAGCGAACAATCCCGCAATGAAATCGAATGGGCAAAGCGTTGGGGGGAAAATAATGCGAAATAACTCCAATCAGCGAACCTACCGCAGCAAAAAATGGCTCGCCGCTGTCGGGCAGATCGAAGAGTGCGTGCTATGCGGTTCGTGGGGGACGCAGGTTGCGCACCGTAACGAAGGCAAAGGAATGGGCCTGAAAGCTGATGATTGCGCCACGGCGGCGATCTGCGCTTGCTGCCACGACAGCATCGACAACGGGAGCAAGCTATCGCGCGAAGAACGTCGCCAACTCATGGACCGCGCCATCGTTCTGACCGTTATCCAGATAGCCCGCCTTGGGCTGGTGGTGCCAGCATGAAAATTTACGACATTGCCCCGATCGGCAAGCCCCGCATGACCCGCGCCGACAAATGGAAAACACGCCCAGAGGTCATGCGTTACCGCGCGTTCTGCGATGAAGCGCGCCTTCGCAAAGTCCACTTGCCGGAGGCCGGCGCGCACGTCACTTTCGTTATGCCAATGCCCCCGAGCTGGAGCAAAAAGAAGCGGGAACAGTTCAACGGCAAGCCGCACCAGTCAAAACCAGACTGCGACAACATGCTTAAAGCACTGATGGATGCCCTGTTTGATGATGATTCCAGCGTCTGGGATTGTCGCATCACGAAGCTTTGGGGCGAGAAAGGCCAGATCATCATCCGGGAGAACGCACAATGACACGCAACGACGTTAACAATTATCAAAAAGCTTCTGTTGAGCGTACCAACCCGCAAAACGCCTGGGTGACGCTGGCAGCAACTCCACGCAGATCTTACCTGGGGAAATATCGCCGACTGACACCATCGCAAAGCCGTTGGGTTCGTTCGTTGCTGAACCACTGGGGCGGCATGTACGGGGGCAGCGGGACAGAGCACCTTTCTGGTGGAGGTGGTATGTGGTCAATGATATTAACCGGCTGGACTGGCGAGCAGCAGGAGCGGATCGCTACCGTGCTGTCTGGTCTGCGAAAAATTGGCTATACCGGCGATGCATTGTTTGAGCAGGCGAAAGCCATCATCTGGCCGAAGAAATCACTTTCTGACCTGATTGGCAATGCCGGGGACCAGGAGGAAGCTGCATTCATGGAGGCTATCATCCTTAAGTCTTTCGCACCGGGTAATCCCGTGTATGAGATAGGGAAGGACTATTACACCTGGCGGAAAACCATCAATGACATGGCACGATGGATGCAGTATTACTACGCACCATTCCTGACCGAAAAGCAGTGCATCGACCGCGTGCGCTGGTGTATTGAATTGTTCAACTCTGCTGTCTTCTTCACGTTAAAAGACGAGTTAGGCTTCGAAAATGCAGTAAATTGCGAAAATTACTTGAAAACGAGTTTTGAAACTGCATAATTCGTATATGCTCGGACGTCAAAGGCGAAAGAGCTTACCCACCAGCGGAGATGCCTTGCGCGGAGCGGTGGGAAACACATTCAGGCCCTTGCAGAAATGCAGGGGCTTTTTTATTGGCTCAATGCCATCAGGTGAACATCGTATGCACACGGCGATCATCTGCGCTTCCGGCCCCTCCCTTACTCACGGCGACAGCCTGACAGCTATCAATACGGGATTTCCCGTTATTGCGGTGAATTCGTCATGGCGCGCGGTGCCGGGATGCTCTTACATTTACGCTGGCGATCTGCGCTGGTGGGATGCCAGCATAAACGAGTTGCCTGGATCGGCTGAGCTATGGACCTGCAACTACAGGGCGCATACACGCTACGGCTTACACCTTTTCGAAACAGACACCCGATGGGCGTTCAACTCGGGCCAGCGCTCAATTCTGTTCGCCGCCAGCCTCGGCGTGAAAAATATCATCCTTCTCGGCTTCGATTGCTCCGTCTCGGGTGGCAGCCATTGGCATGGTGATCACGTCGGACTAGATAACCCGAACGCGGAGAATGCTTCGCGCTGGCGGGGTGAGTTCGCCAGCACGGCAAGATTATTAGCAGGAAAGGTAAACATTATTAACAGCAGCCGCCAGACAGCGCTTAAGTGCTTCCGGCGGCTCAGCCTCGACGAGGCGCTACGCGAGGTCACATGCTAAACGTTCCTCTCTTCATTGATGGCATGCTGGGAATGGGTGACAACATCTACCAGCGTGCTTTCGTTAAGCAGCTGCCTGCCGGAAGTTACATCAAAACTGCATGGCCTGAGTTGTACGAGGATTTGCCGGTTTTGCCAGTTCGCAGCTTTACGACGCTACGCACGCAGCGCAAAAACGAGTACCGGACGCAGGCCACTTTTCACCTGCCGCCAGATATGCGCCAGACAAAACGGATTTTCTACGGTCCGGATCATCTACGACGCGGTTCAATATTTGACGCGATGCACCAGCAGTTTGGCACCGAGCCGTCAGAACTTGATTTGCCGTCTTACGGACCCGCTGAATTTACGTCGGAAAAGCCGATCGCGGTAATTCGTCCGGCAACTGTTCGAAGCGAATGGCGCAGTGACTCCCGTAATCCTGATCCGGATTACCTGCTGCAGGCATCCAGATTACTCAGAAAGCATTTTTGCGTGATCAGCGTGGCTGATCTGCAGGAGGGGGAAGAGTGGGCTGTCGGCGAGCTTCCCGAAGCCGATCTGCGCATGCGCTCCGGTCAGCTCAATTTCAAATCTCTGATGCGCCTGATTGAGCACGCAGCCGTGGTGGTTACGCCGGTGGGCTGGGCGCTCCCGGCTGCCATTGCCTATAAAACGCCTGTTTATGTCGTTGCTGGTGGGCGGGGCGGGCACAACGCGCCGGAAATCGTCACCGATCCGGCGATGGACCTATCTCGCGTTGGCTGGGCTATCCCTGACAATTACTGCCGCTGTGAAACGTGGGATCACCACTGCGACAAGCGGATTTCAAACTTCACCGATAAATTCGAGGCCTGGCTCCATGAAGTCGTTTTATCAGCAACTGGAAAGCGGGCTGGTATTTTTACCGGAGCTGGGGATCGGGCGTTACCCGGTCCCGGCATCACGTCCGTATGACGAGCAGTATTTTGAAAAATATCAGCAGCTGGCTGATACCGACACAGGGCGCGCATTAACACAATCCCGTATTGAGCTGGTGGCGCGTCATTTTCACGGTCCTGTTCTCGACGTTGGTATCGGTGCCGGTCAGTTCGTTTCTACCCGACCGGGAACGCTAGGGTATGACGTTAATCCGGCTGGTATTGCCTGGCTGAACGAGCGGGGCGCATTTGCAGATCTTTACGCCAATAAGTGGCGAGCGCTGACGATGTGGGATGTACTGGAGCACATCGACGAGCCGGAGCTGGCGGTACAGCAGGCCAGTGAATACGTGTTCGTGTCGATCCCGATTTTCACTGATGCCGGAGACATTCTCCGCTCCCATCATTTCAGAAAGAATGAGCACATCTGGTATTTCACTGATGAAGGTATCAGGCGCTGGTTTGCAGAGCAGGGCTTCACCTGCGCAGAGCAAAACACAATCGAATGCCAGTTAGGGCGTAAAGGCGTCGCGTCGTACGCTTTCCGCAAAATTTAACTTCATTTTTTAACACACAGCACCCCGGACCCGGAGGTGTGGAATGCACAGAACTATGCCTGACAAAATCGCATCGATAGCAGGGTACTGTACATCCGGCGGCCTCATTTGCTGGGGTGGCATATCAAAATGGATACATGACCTTGACTGGAACCTTGTCGCAGTCGTCGGCGGCTTCGTTATTGGCTTGCTGACTTTCTTCGTTAACTTTTACTTCAAACGCCGCCAGACAAAAGCCTATGAGGCAGCGCTGGAGCGTGGCTATGTTACCCCTCCACCGCAGGACAACTAATCATGGCATCAATGAAAAGCAAGCTCAGCGCGGCCATGCTTGGGCTGTTGGCTGCCGGTGCCACTGCGCCGGTGCTCATGAGTCAGTTTCAGGATGAAAAAGAAGGCACCAGCCTGGTTGCTTACCCTGATGCTGGTGGCGTGTGGACGATTTGCGGCGGTGTGACTCGCGTTGACGGCAAACCCGTGGTTAAGGGCATGCAGCTGACGCGCCAGCAGTGCGACAAAATCGACAAGGCAGAGCAGGCAAAAGCTTTGGCCTGGGTGGAAAAAAACGTTCGAGTTCCGCTGACCGAACCACAAAAAGTCGGTATAGCGTCTTTCTGCCCATGGAACATCGGCCCCGGAAAATGCCTGCCGTCAACGTTCTGGAGAAAGCTCAATTCTGGTGATCGGCCCGGAGCATGCGCAGAGATAAAACGCTGGATCTATGACGGTGGCCGCGATTGTCGTATCCGCTCGAACAATTGTTACGGGCAGGTTCTACGCCGTGACCAGGAATCTGAACTGGCGTGCTGGGGGCTCGATAAATGACCCTGAAAACTTGGTTGCTTCTGGGCGTTGAGCTGCTGCTGTCCGGAATCATTATTTTTGTGCTGCTGGGGCAGGTTAGCGAACAGCGCGGCAGGGCAGAAAAAGCAGAGCAAGAAGTTGATGGTCAGCGGCAGGTGATAGCCACCCAGGCTTTCAACATCAATCGTTTTAATCTGATTGCCGACTACACCAACCGGAACAATTCACTGATTGATGCCAGCTCCGATAAAACGGTTATCGAATACCGGGAGATTCTCCGACGTGAAAAAACCTGTGATCTGCCTGTTCCTGCTGATGTCGCTGGTGGGCTGCTCGGCTACGCGAACAGTTTACGTGCCAGCGCAATGTACCCCGATTCCGGGAACGCTGACGCAGCCGGTGATAGCGCCACTACCACCAGCACGCTGACGTATTGCCAAGCTGTTCTATGGATTAAACCGCTTCTGGCCGGTATAGAAAAAGCGAATAACCAGTTGGCCGGGATAAGGAAAATTGAATTGGACCGTAAATGATATGTATCATTTACGGCGGTCATTGAAGAAATCCCGAGCAGGGGATCTAAAGTTATCAAGAGGATTAACTTGCGATCCCTAAAATTAAAGGGGCGAAAGGGGCAAGTAATGTCACGTGATCGGCTGCACTTGATATCAACTTCGTATACGAGGACAAGAGTTCTTCTTTAGTTGCTGAGCCTCTCATCTCTTTAATTGAGGGGGAGATTTTATCTTCATAGAAAACCCTATCTGGGATTGCCCCTTGAAGAACCCGCTCTATATCATCTGCAATAGTTTTTATTGCTTCTTGTCTATTCACTGAGGCTTCTAACGTAGTTCTATGTAAGCCCTTTGCATTAATTCCTACAGGGAATCCTGAAACAGTGAGTTTGATATGGCCATCATATACATTGCGTATTAAGGCACCACAGCTTTGAGGCTCATTTTTTTTGTTCATGATAGGACACTCATGTCAGAGGTTTAGTTGATACGAAGCTGGTGAGCGTATGGAGCACTTCCCACCCATTCAATGTGTCAAACTACAACTGATAAAACAAAATGAGAAGTGGTTTTCCCTGCGTGAAATGCACTATCCTAAGCATTATCTAACGATAACAAAGACATCTATCATGTTAAAAAAACTGATGATCTGCATTGCATTTCTTTCTGCTATGGCTCAAGCAAACGAAGACTTCAAGGAGGTTTTGGCCCCAGAAGTGAGTAAAAATACTGAGATAGCGTTCATAGGCAATAGCTTGACTCTACATGTTCCCGCAGCAGCGGTGGGATGGCATGGAAATTTCGGTATGGCATCCAGTTCAGCCGAAAAAGATTATGCGCATGCCACTGCTAATAAGCTTGGAGTTCCATACGAGAAGATATACATCAGGAATGTCTATCCTTTTGAAACGGAGTCTGTTGCGGCAACCAGAATTACTGGCACTCTCAATGAAATTTTTAATAAAGCAAAGTACATTGTGTTGCAGCTTGGTGATAATTCACGGGCAATCGAAACTGACTCCTACAAAGATTTTGTTGAGGATTACCAGCGAATGGTAAACGCCATACCAAAAGGAAAGCGTTTCTTTTGCATATCCACTTATTGGAAAAATGAAAGCAAAGATCGGATGATTAACGACGTTTGCTCTAAGCATGGCGGGACATTTATCTATATCGGCGACGTATATTCAGAAGACCAGAAGAACACAAAAGAATCACAAAGGTTTACTGATAAGCATGTTGATATGCATCCTCATGACTACGGCATGAACCGAATAGCGGAAAGAGTGGCAAAGGCCATCAAGAGTTAATAATCCATTAAATGACACAAGGCCTCGCATCTGCGGGGCTTTTTTCTGCGCATCATATCGAAAGAGAGGTGGCCTGATGGCTCGCTTAAACATTGAAGTAATCCCGCCGAACAACGAGCAGATAAATCAGGTTATCGACGAAATCAGACGTAAATATGCGCACAAATCTCTCACCCCTCAGATTGAAGAAGATCTGCAGCGAGAGGCTGCTCGACTAGTGCGTCGATTTACAAAAACAAAAGTAACCCTGGTCCGATAAGTACATTACAAAAGCTATTCCTCGAGTGGCTTTTATAATGTTTATCCCCTTGCGCGGATAAAAAACTCTTATCCCTTTGCGGGGATAATTACCGACAGAATTCATAATTTGATGAGGTATGAACAGTGAATCGTCCATTACCTCCGGCATTATTTGTTACCCCTCACGATCCAAAGCCATATATCAGCATAATTCCAGCGAGCGGCGTTCACGACTGGTTGCAACATCACATCCTGAGCGATGATGGAGATTTACATAACCCAGACCACAAGCATTTGCTTGAGGCTGATTTGTGCTTTCTCTGGGCGTCGAATGCTTTCGAAAAGAAAGGTCGTTCTGTACTGGGCCAGGCGGAAGAAGTAGCAATGCGGGCAGGCGGCTGGCAGAAAGCGCGGATGGAGCAGCAGATGTACGAATGGTTCGGCAGGATTCCGCAGTTCATCATCACGCTGGCCGCCGATTACTGTTCGCAATGTTCCGATCTGGAGTTCTGCGCGCTGATAGAGCACGAGCTTTATCACATCTGCCAAGCGACAGATGAATTCGGCGCGCCGAAGTTCACGCAGGAAGGGCAGCCAAAGCTGAAGCTACGCGGCCACGATGTGGAAGAGTTTGTGGGCGTGGTTCGCCGTTATGGCGCGAGCCGAGACGTGCAGGAAATGATTGATGCGGCGAATCAGCCAGCGGAGGTTGCTCATCTCGATATTGCCAGAGCGTGCGGGACGTGCATGCTGCGACTGGCTTAAAACTGGACTGTATAAGACGAATGGTGATTTATGGCTGCATTAAAACCTGATGTGAAAGCCTTCATCATTCAGTCGCTTGCGTGCTATGACACGCCATCGCAAGTGGTCGAGGCTGTCCAAAAAGAATTCGGTATCAAGATAACCCGGCAACAGGCCGAGTCGCACGATCCGACGAAGGCCAGCGGTAAGACATTGGCGAAGAAGTGGATCGCCATGTTCAGCGCGACCCGCGAGCGCTTCCTGACCGAAACCAGCGACATTCCGATCGCGAACAAATCCTATCGCCTCCGGGTACTCGACCGTATGGCAACCCGAACGGAAGGGATGAAGAACTTTTCCCTGACGGCGCAGCTTATCGAGCAGGCCGCGAAAGAGGTTGGCGACGCTTACACCAATAAGCTGAAGGTTGAGAGCACCGGAAAAGACGGCGGACCAATCAGGGCGGAAACCGTGTCTTTGTCTCCGCAAGAGGCTGCTGAAGTCTATAAAAAATTTCTGGGCTGAGAATGCAAATTAGAGGAATGATCCTGTGCCAATCCCGTTCCCTTTCGACTTTCACAAACCGGACTATAACGCCGTGTTTGAGTGGAGAATGGAGAGGCTGGAAAGGATCAGGAATAACCCTGAAATGCTCCCAGCCCTTCGTCAGTTTTATCGTACGAATCCCGCCCAGTTTATCATTGACTGGGGTATGACGACGGACCCGCGCAACCTCGATTACGGACTCCCGGCCACCATCCCTTTTTTGCTGTTCCCCCGCCAGGAGGAATGGATTAACTGGATCATGGACAGGCGTTCCAACCTTGAACATGGACTGACGGAAAAAAGCCGCGAAATGGGGCTGAGCTGGACCTCTATCGGCCTGGCCTGTTCGTTATGCCTTTTCAATAAAGAAATGGTGATCGGATTCGGCTCTCGCAAAGAGGAATACGTCGACAGCACCGGCGACCCGAAAGCCCTGTTCTGGAAAGCTCGAAAATTTGTCGAACTTCTGCCGGTAGAGTTTCGCGGTTCATGGGATGAGAAAAAGCATGCGCCTTATATGCGCGTGGAGTTTCCGGATACCGGCGCAGTCATTAAGGGCGAGGCTGGCGATAACATCGGTCGTGGCGACCGTACCACGCTTTATTTCGTGGATGAGGCGGCTTTCTTGCAGCGTCCATTGCTTATCGATGCCGCGCTTTCCCAGACAACCCGCTGCCGTATAGACCTCTCTTCGGTCAACGGCATGAGTAACCCATTCGCTCAAAAGCGACACAGCGGGAAAATCCCGGTGTTTACGTTCCACTGGCGCAGCGACCCGCGCAAGGACGACGAGTGGTACCGCAAGGAATGCGAAAAAATAGATAACCCGGTCATCGTCGCCCAAGAACTGGACCTGAACTATCAGGCATCTGCTGAGGGCATCCTGATCCCTTCTGAATGGGTGCAGGCTGCTGTCGATGCGCATATCAAACTGGGCATCCAGCCGAGCGGTCAACGCCTTGGCTCAATGGATATCGCTGATGAGGGGAAAGACAAAAACGGCTTTTCTGCCCGTTATGGTTTCCTCCTGCAGAGTGTCCACGAATGGTCTGGCGAAGGGAGCGACATATACGCTTCCGTCGTGAAATCGTTTGGCTACTGTGACGATTACGGCCTCGATGAATTCCGTTTCGATGAAGATGGACTCGGCGCTGGTGCGCGCGGCGATGCTCGCGTGATAAACGAGCTCAGGCAGGCTGAAGGTCGGGGAACAATCACTGCTACGCCCTTCCGTGGTAGCGGCAGTGTTTTCGATCCGGAAGATGAAGCCGTTCCTGGCGATAATGGTAAAGCCGCGCGCTTGAATAAAGACTTCTTCGCGAACGCGAAAGCACAGAGCTGGTGGCATCTTCGCAAGCTGTTTCGTAACACCTTCCGCGCGCTGCAGGGAATGGACTACAACCCTGACGAGATCATTTCAATAAGCAGCGAAATAGAGAACAAAGACCGTCTGCTGATGGAGCTTTCACAGCCCACATGGTCGAAAAACGCCGTCGGAAAAATTCTCGTCGACAAGCAGCCTGACGGCACCAAATCACCAAACCTCGCGGACGCAGTAATGATCAATTACGCGCCGATGGATTCCTCTCTTGATGTTTGGGCCAGACTGGCCGGAGCGTGACATGTCCCGAAAGAAACGCCAAAACGGCGCACAAAAGCCCGTTGCGACAGCTGACGGGTATAACAACTTTAAAGCCAAACTCGGCAATAACACTCAGAACATCCAGACCGGCGGCATGTACATGCCTGGCTACATCACCCGCAACCGCGTGATGCTGGAGTTCGCCTACCGCTCATCTTTCCTGGTGGGTGCTGGCGTTGACTCTATGGCTGATGACATGACCCGCAAAGGCGTGTCGATCACGTCTAAGCTGGAGCCGGGGCAGAAGGGGAAAGTCGACACCTTCTGGGATGATCTCGCTATCTGGGACGGACTCAACGACACGTTGAAATGGTCGCGACTTTACGGCGGCGCGCTGCTGGTGGTGCTGATCGAGGGGCAGGACATGTCTACCCCTCTGAAACTTGACCGCATCAAAGAGGGGCAATTCAAAGGCGTGATGTGCCTCGACCGCTGGATGGTTAACCCGAGTTATTACGATCTGGTGACTGATTACGGTCCCGAGTTCGGCAAGCCGAAGTTCTACAAGGTGATCACCAATCAGCAGGGAATCCCACCCTGGAAAATTCACCACTCCCGCCTGATCCGCATGGAGGGTGATTCATTGCCATTCCAGCAGGCTCAGACGGAGAACGGCTGGGGTATGTCGGTAGTTGAGCGAATTTTCGAACGTATTGAGGCGTTCGATACCGCGACTGTCGGCACCACGCAGTTGATCCATAAAGCGCACCTGCGAACGTACAGCATCGAAAAGCTGAGGAATATCCTCGCCACTGGCGGCGACCTCGAAAAAGCGCTGATGAAGCACATGGACATGATCCGCGAGTATCAGACCATCGAGGGCATGACCATCATGGATGCCGCCGATAAGTTCGAGACGCACAGCTACTCGTTTGCGGGTATCGCAGATGTTTTACTGCGCTTCGCAGAACAGGTATCTGGCGCGACGGGCATCCCGTTGGTCCGCCTGTTCGGGCAGTCCCCCGCTGGGTTTAGCACCGGTGACGGTGATCTGGAGAACTACTACAGCCGCGTGAACTCGCTGCAGGAACGCCGCCTTCGTCGCCATATTCGCTGGCTGATGGAAATCTCGTGGCGCTCCCTCTTCGGTGAGCCGCTGCCGGAAGATTTCACCTTCGAGTTCAACAAGCTCTGGGAAATGTCGGACACAGACCGTTCGACGATGGCAAGTAATGTGACGACCGCCCTGGCTACCGCCGTTCGAGATCTGAGCATGCCACCAGCAGCCGCCCTGAATGACCTTCGGAATCTTTCTGAGGTCCTCGGTATTGGCGGCTCAATCACCGACGAGGATATTGAAGATGCGAAGTCCCAGTGGCAGGAGGATGAACCTGAAACCATCCCAGCGCCGCCGATCGGAGATCCAGTATCGAAAAAGCCTGTTGGCGATAGCGAACCAAATCGGACAAATAGTCGATGGTTCCTACGATGGTTCACAGATAAGCGCTGACAACATATCGAAAACGCTGGTGGATTACTCCGAGGTGATCAGCGACTGGGCCGAACAGGTCGGGCGCAGGATGTTCGTTCAGGTCGAGCGAGAAGAATGGAACCAGTGGCGATCTGTATCTGAGGAAATTGGCGCAGGCCTGCGTGATGTTGTGGGCAATACGCCCGTCGGACAAGTGGCGCAGGATATCGTTTACCGCCAGATTCAGCTGATGAAATCCCTGCCCCTGGAAGCCGCCGATCGCGTGAAGGATATCCAGCAGCGCGCAATGCAGGCGGTGGTTGCAGGTGAGCGTCCAGATCAACTCTACGAGATGATTATGGCCTCTGGCGATGTGGCAGCCAGCCGAGCGCAACTGATAGCCCGTACTGAGATTGGCCGCGCCACCGGCGCACTGACTCAGGCACGAGCGCTATCTGTAGGTTCCGAAGGCTACTGGTGGCGTATTCACGGCGCAGGCACGCGCAAATCTCATCGCGGCATGAAGGATAAATTCGTGCGCTGGGATGACCCTCCCACGCTCGACGGAATGACCGGTCATGCCGGGTGTCTGCCGAACTGCGAGTGCTGGCCAGAAGTACAGATTCCCGAGCCGAGAAAATGATTCATAATAAGTCATTCTCAACTCAGTAGGGATGGTATATGAAGCAGAAGTTAGAGCAGTTGAATGGATTTGAGTACACTCATGAGCGACATAATTTTAATGGTCAATGGGTGTTTTTTTGGCGTTTCAAACCGATAGATCAACCAGTGTGGTGTCCTTTTACTCTCCCCAGCGGTAACGCCAAAAAAGCTGATGTGATAAGCCTCTTAAACGACAAAGAATCAGCAGCTAATCATTATAAAGTTTGGCTGGAAAGGGCCAGCGATGTTGAAGCAGCCCAGCTTCGTTTAAGGATAGCTCGCTCCCATCTTGAAAGGATTTCTGATCCTAATTGGGGCGGTAGTGGGAGCAACCCTGATAAGGATGCGCGAATAACTCGACAAGCTCGCTCAGAGATGGAATTTGCAGAAAGAGATTTAGAATCAGCAACACGAATACGAGAACAGATAACCAATTAAACGAGGCCGCCACTGAGCGGCTTTTTTATTGCCCGCAATTCAGCAGGTAACTCATGAAATATTTCTTCACTACACGCTTGGGAGAAACGCGCTATCTACAGGCGGACGGCTCTCTGCTGTGTAAAGACGTGCCGATCGCACGCACAGGAACGCAGGTCTATCTACCTGAGGAAATCGACCTCGAACCGGACGGCACCGGCACGGTGACGGTCTGGCGAACGGAGGACGAGGTGTTTTCCCCGGAGACGATGGCGAGTTTTGAAGGCGTAGCCGTCACGCTGGGGCATCCAGAAGACAGTCTGGGCAACATCGTTTTCGTGAACCCTTCTAACTTCGCAGAGCTGGCGCATGGACACATTCAGAACGTCCGGCGCGGAACCGGCGATAAATCGGATCTGCTCATTGCTGACGTGCTGATTAAACGGCAGGAAGCAATCGACGCGGTGAATTCTGGCCTGACCGATGTCAGCTGTGGATATGACGCGCAGTACAAGCAGCTGGCACCC